ATTTATTGGTTACCAGTTATGCGCCATGCTCGCACAACAATGGTTAATAGCCAAATGTTGCTTAATGCCTGCAAAAGATGCGGTACGAAACGGATATGAGCTTGCGGTGGATGATGGAACCAAAGTGGAGCCGGAAGTACTGGAAGCAATCAAAAAGAAAGATACCGACTATCAGCTAAATAAAAACCTTATTGAGTTTGTGCAAATGGGGCGGATTTTCGGTATACGGGTTGTTATGTTTATTGTGGAATCTAACGACGAAGACTACTACAAAAACCCGTTTAATCCTGATGGCGTTTTACCGGGGAGTTATAAAGGGATTTCGCAAATCGACCCGTATTAGATAACGCCACAACTTGACGACCAAGCGGCGGGGAATCCGGCGTCTATTCATTTTTATGAGCCCACCTGGTGGATTATTAACGGTAAACCCGTGCATAGAACGCATTTAGTTATTTTTAGAACGGAGGAAGTAGCCGACATTTTAAAACCGACTTATATTTTCGGCGGTATTCCGATACCTCAAAAAATATGCGAACGGGTATATGCGTCGGAACGTACAGCTAACGAAGCGCCTATGTTAGCGCTAACAAAACGTACTGATGTTATAAAAATGGACTTGACGCAAGCGGCGGCAAATCCCACGGCGACCGTTAAACGTCTGCAAGAATTTACAAATTACCGTGATAATTTTGGCGTAAAAACGTTGGGATTAGATGACGAGATGATGCAGTTTGATACGTCACTAACGGACTTAGACGCGGTTATTATGACGCAATACCAGTTAGTTGCCGCGGCGGCTAACGTTCCGTCTGTTAAATTGCTTGGCACGCCCCCGAAGGGATTTAACGCGACGGGTGAGTTTGAAGAGGCAAATTATCATGAAGAGCTTGAAGGGATTCAAGCACACGATTTAACGCCGTTCATTGCTCGGCATCACCTGCTTTTAGTTCGTTCTGAAATTGCGCCGGAATTCGGCATACAACCGTTTACGTTAAAAATAACGTGGAACGAATTGGACGCAATGACCACCGAGGAGCAAGCCGAGCTTAACAAACGTAAAGCCGAAACGGGGCAACTGTTAATAACGTCCGGCGCGATTGACGGCGAAGAAGAACGTAATCGGTTAATGACAGACCCTAAAAGCGGCTATACAGGGCTTGAGGAACTAGCGCCGGATGAATTAGAAATACCTAACGATATAACGGGGGCTTAATTGTGGATTTTAGTAGCGCGTTATTAGAAATTAAAGCGGGTAAAAAGGTAAAGCGTGGTGGATTACCAGAAAACTGTTTTATTTTTTTAGTACCCGGAAGTAAATTTGTCGTTAACAGGTTCCCGTTAAACACCCTACTCCCAGAAGGGACAGAGGTCATGTATAGCCCACACATTGATATTTGTTTAGGTCATCGCGTCTCGGTTTGGAATGCGAGTACCGCCGACTTGTTAGCGGATGACTGGGAGTTATTTTGACCATTAAGTTAACTAAAAAGCGGCAAAAGTGGGTAAAAAATAGGAATGTCGTGTTAAAAGGCACGGCATTGCGCTATAATGCTGCACAACAAACGCGATACGTAAATGCGCTTGAACGTTTAGTAAAACAAATGACGGTAACTACAAAAAGCCAAATAATGAAGCTTTTTAAAGGAGAAATATCTAAGGATTTTTTTAAACAACAAGAGCAAGCTAGTGCTATGGATATCAGTTTAGGAAGCCAAGCAAAAATATTAATGAACGGGTTATTATCAACGTTTCGACAACTATTCTCAAAACGTGCGAACATTTTAGCGCCGAGAATGGTTAACGGCGCAGAGCAAACAAGCACGACTAGTTTACATTCAAGTCTTGGAGAATTAACCGCAGGGCTATCACTTAAAACAAGTGTTGTACCCAAAGGCTTGGAAGATGTGGCTACGGCAATAATTGCAGAGAATGTATCTTTAATAAAATCAATACCTGAAGAATATTTTAACCAAGTTACCGGCTCGGTGATGCGCTCAATTACTACCGGCCGAGGACTAGCAGACTTAGTCCCAGAGATTCAAAAATACGAAGGCATGACGCATCGTCGTGCGCGCAATATCGCGTTAGACCAAACCCGTAAAGCCTATAATTCCATCGGTAAATTAAAAATGCAACGCCTAGGTGTTAAACAATTTCAATGGATACACTCAGGAGGCGGACAATTTCCGCGTGAATCCCACGTTAAGATAAGCGGCCAGATTTTCAGTTTTGAAAATGTCGAAAAAGAACAAGCAGCACTTGGCGTACCAGAAGCCGACCGGGGGATTCCGGGCTATCCCGTAAACTGCCGTTGCGTCATGAAGCCGGTCATAGTTTTTGATTCCGACTAATTTTTTAAAAGGCGCATCTTATAAAAAATATAGCGAGTACAATTCGGGCATTGGACGAAGGTCGTGTCAAAGAAGAATTAATGGAAGCACGTTTTAAAATTCTTGCTTTGGAAAATAAAATACCGACCGTAGCAGTAGCTGCGTGAAGTAATAAAACGGTTAACCGTTTTTAATTCGATATTGTTATGCGTTCTTTTATTTCTGTTAGTAAGATAACGTCATTCGGTGTTCGATTATTGCCAAATGCATTGAATACGCGCAAAATATAGAGCATGTAGTACAGGAGTTAATTGCATGCCCTTAATAAAAGGTAAAAGCGACAAATCTCGTGAAACAAATATTAAGACGGAGCTTGCCGCTAATCCAAAGATGAACCCTAAACAAGCCGTGGCTATTGCCTACGCTACGCAACGTAAAGCCGAATCAGAAGACGACCAGCCGTATGATTTAACGCTTGATGAAGATACCCAAGAATCTGCACGAAACTACGACATTAACGGCTGGGCGGAAATTAAAGGTAACCCCATTTCAAAAGTCGGTGTTTTTCCGTATATCGGCGCACAAATAAGCCCAGATTTAGAACCTGATAAAATTTACCAAGTGTACCGTCCCGAAGAGGAATTGATGAATCAGGAAACCATAGATTCGTTTAAACTGGTGCCATGGACGGATGAGCACGAGATGCTCGGCAATGACGATGACAACTTAACACCTGCTGAAAAAAAAGGCATTCACGGTGTCATTGGTGAAGATGTGTATTACGATGCCCCCTATCTGAAAGCAAATTTAAAAGTTTTTTCAAAAAAATTATCAAATCTTATAGACAAAGGAAAGCGCGAGCTATCCATCGGTTATAGATGCTTGTATGATATTGTTAGCGGAGTGTATAAGGGACAAAGATATGATGCTATTCAACGACAAATACGGGGTAATCACCTGGCCAGTGTCGATGAAGGCCGCTCTGGCCATGACGTTGCCGTCCTCGACCACTTTAAATTTACTTTTGACACCAAGGAGCTACAAATGCCACGCATGAAAGACGAAGAAATGCGCGAAGAAGAAACCGCGAAAGCTGAAGAAATGACACTTGAAAAATGTATCGCACGGATTGAAGAACTTGAAAGTAAGTTAATGAAGATGGGCGCAAACGACGAAGAAGACCCAAAAACTAAAAAAGACGCGGAAGCGAGTGATGAAGAAAGCGAATGGAACGAAGAAACGGACGAAGCCGACCCGGCTATGTTTGTGACTAAGGCCAAGCTTAACGAAGACGAAGACCCTGACGCCGAAACCGAAGAAGAAAAAGAAAAAAAGAAAAAAGAAGCAAAGGGCGACATGGAAAAACCAAAGGACAAAAGTATGGATTCCATGAAAGATATTTTCCGTCAAATCGCTAGACGCGATGCGCTGGCTTCACGCTTATCAAAAGTTGTAGGAACCTTCGACCATTCCCAAAAAACGTTGAGTGAGGTTGCATTGTACGGTGTTAAAAAGTTAGGCTTACAATGCCGTAAAGGTCATGAGGAATCAGTTTTAAGCGGGTATTTAGCGGGTCATAAACCGTCAAACATTACCGTAACCGCTCAGGACTCGCGGACGTCTTACAGCCAAATAGACGCATACATTGCAGGAGATAAATAATCATGGGTTTTCAATCAACAGTTTCCATCCAACAAGGTTTTGGCGTACCCGGCGAGCTTTTTAGCGATGCCCCGTACCGTTCACAATCGTTTACTATTCAGTCCGCAAGCGCGGCATATAACGTAATTGGCGCAACTTGCTGTACAATAACCAGTGAAGGTTTTTGTCAGGCAGGTAGCGCAGGTACTTTAGGTTTTGCGGGTTTCTTGGCTGATCCGAAAGATATAGCGTTGTTCGGCGCGGGAGGTATACCTCTTAACCCTACGTTAGTTGTTCCCAACTTTACACAAGTTGAACTTGTGACTATGGGGGATTTAATCGTTACATTGCCCGCAGCCGCGTCAATCGGGGATTATGTACTGTACGATAATACCAGCGGTGCGTTAACTACAATACCACCAAGTACCGCACATATTCCCAGCGGAAAAACGTTTGCAAACGCTGTGGTGAGTTGGTATACCGTGTCGGGTGCAGGTTTAGCCGTTATAACGATATCTCCTTCTAGCGCAGTACCTACGCCCTAACGTTTAAAAGGAACTTAAAAATGACAAGAAGAGCAACAGAGGTTAGATCGTCTTTACTACCAAAACAAGTACGATCGCTTAAGAATTTTGATGCAAAAG